CCCTGCCACTCGCGGCTGACCACTGCACGCTGGCGTTGCTGCCACACGGACTTGACCTGCCAGTCGCTCAGCAGCTCCTCGTAGATCTTGACGTCTGCGCCGACCTTGCGCAGCAGCGGGTCGGCGGGCTGCGACAACGCGCCCACCCAAGGCCGGGTGATGTCCATGCCGTCGCCGCTAGTAGCGATCTGCTGGCCGAGTGTTGGCTTGTCCATCAGTAGTCCTCAAACAGATTGTTGCCGCCCACGGTGCCCCAGCCACGGCTGGTGATCTGGCCACCTGAGCCGGGAGCGTAGCGCTCCAGTTGGCGGGTCTCGGCGCGGGCGCCGGATGAGCGGTAGTCGATGACCATGGGTTCAACGCCTGCCGCGTTGATAGCCAGAAAGCCCGCCCAGGTGCGGTCGGCGTGGCCAGCGCTGTCGGAGTCCGCCACAAAGCGCGGCGCCCCGGTGGCGCTGGTGACGCGCTGCAGCTTGTGCAGGTCGGCGCGCAGAGCGTTGCTGCCTTGGGGGATGCGTAGCTTGCGGTCCTGGAAGTGTTCCTTGCCCTGGGTGGCCAGCGTCAGCTTGTTGGCTGCGGTGAACAGCACCCCCTCCACGCGCAATTCGCCATAGCGGCGCTTGGCGTCCTCTACCGGCTTTTCGCCCATGCCGGTCTGGTCTTTGCAGCAGCGGATCACGTTGTAGCGTCGGAACACGTCATCGAGCAGCATGTCCTGCTCGGCAAAGCTGGCGCGGCGACGCTCAATGATCTCGCGGGTCCAGAGCACATCGCCCACGCGCTCAAGCACCCAGATCACAAACAGGTCGTTGCGAGCGGCGATATCCACGCCCACATAGCAGGGGCCGCCCTGGTAATGCTCAGGCAGGCCGGCAAACTCATGTTCGCAGCTGGTGATCAGATCAAAGTCGAGCCAGGCGCTGGACTCGTCCAGCCACTGCAGCTCAAACTCCTGCGCCCACAGGTCGGCGTCACCGGCGCCGGTTCGCAACTCCTCGATGTCGCGCGGCAGGCCGTCGGCCACGGCCTGGTAGATGTCGGTGGTGTGGCGGCTCCAGCCGTCATCCTTGCCGGTCATCAGGTCGTAGAACTTGTTGCCCTTACCATTGGGGGTGCTGATAACGCGCAGCTTGAGGCCGGGTTTGGAAATCACTGGAAACAGGGCTTTCCAGATCGCTCTGCTGTCCTGGTGAAAGGCGAACTCATCGAGCAGCACATTGGCTGAGAAGCCCCGCGCGGTGTCCGGGTTGGCTGGCAGTGCGGTGATCTTGCTGCCGCCGGGCAGCTCTACTTCAAGCGCCTTGATACCCGGCTCCCAGTCGTAGTCGTATGCCTGGAAGCCCGCGCTGAGTGCCTGCAGGTGCAGCTTCACACCTTCGTTCATTGCCTCGCGCGCCTGACGCTCGCCACGGCTGAGAATCACCCAGCGGCGGCGCTGGCCAAGCGCTTCGGCGCGTGCGCAGTCCAGCGCAAGCTCCAGCGTGCTGGTAAACGTCTTGCCGCACTGGCGGGCAAACATGGCTATCTTGAAACGGCTGTCGTCGTTGACCCAGCGGCGCTGGTAGTCGTAAAGCGGAAGTGCGGGCCGGATGATGCTCATAGCCCGTACGCCGCTTTGATGACCTTGTCGAGTACTTCCTGGTCAACCTCACCAGTACGGCCCAGCTCGTCCAGTTTCTCGCGCTGCTCGGCGATCAGGCGCGCGCGGGCACGCTCCTCGGCCTCGTCCTGGTAACGCTTGAGCGCCACAGAGCTGCGGGTCAACGTGGCGATGTTCTTAGCGGCCTTTGACAGCAGGTCCACCCGGTCACCGGGCGTCATATCCTCGTCGTCCACCTCCTGCAGGGCCATGATCGATTCAAACAGCTCAGACTGAATCATCGCGGTGAGCGCGCCACTGCGCGCGTCCTCGCGGTCGCCCGCCTGGGCGTGAATGATCTTGGCCGCCTCGGTACTTGCGCGGATGGCAGACAGCCTGCGTTCCAGCTTCTGGCCATAACGGCCGACAGCCGAGCGGCTGGGCAGCTCGCCTGCCTCAGCTTCGTCTGGCCAGCGTGTCTGCAAATCGCTGATCAGCTCATCCAGCGTCATGCGTCCATCGGCCAGCTGGCCGTGGATGTATGCCTTGATGTCGTCTGGCAGCCGGTCGACTGCGGACTTGCGGCCCATTGCGGTCACCAGTACTTCACGGGCCGAGCGATGCCCGGCGCGCAATCAATGGTGTACTCGGCAATGTCGGTACCGTAGCGGGTTAGATCGGCAAACCACTTGCCGCTCGGCTGCTTGTCCAGTGTCACCAGGCAGCGATCAGCCAGGTAGTCCAGCTCGCGCCGGATCTCCAGCGGCGTGGCGTCTGGGTATTCACTCTGTGCCACAGCCAGCACCGGGCCTTCGTAGGCACCCACTGGGCGGGCGTTGTTCAGGGTCAGCAGAATCAGCCAGCGCAGGCTCTCGCGGCGGCTCTTTGCCAGATCAATCTGCATGGTTTGTTCCTCCAATCAAGCCGCGCAGCTGCGCGTTCTCCAGCTTCACGGCCAGCCCGTCGAGCTTGGCCTCGATCACGCTCTGGCCTCGGATGTAATCCTCACGGCGCACATACTCCAAGGGCAGCTCGGCCCGCAGGGCCATTACGTCTCGCTCCAGCTTTTTCCACTGCTGGGCTTCTTCCTTGTTGGCCTGCTCCAGGTTGGACATGGCGCCTGCCATCATCGAAAAGCGCTCGTCAATGTGCCGTTGCGTCTGGCCCAGCAACAGCTTGCCCGCTGCGGCACAGGCGCTGAAGAACGTGATCAGCAGCAGCACGGCCTGCCATAGGGTGATTTCAAGGGTCATCGCTGCCTCTCGTTTCCAGGTAGTTCACCAGTTCAACCAGCCGGCCCGCGCACAGGCCGTACTGGTCATAAAGCTGTTTCAGCGCCAGCAATGCCGCATCTGCGCTGTTGTCATTCATCGCCACCGGCGGCGGGCACGGCACCGCCAAGGCCGCCGGCAGCGGCTTGTGCTGCACGATCACGGGCCGCGGCTGTGTGGCGCATGCTGTCATCATCAAAGCGGCACTGAGCACGCTCAGCAGCAGTAAGGGCGAGCGCATCGGTCAGCTCCTTTGTGGTGTTGGCGTCTGCCTGCTGGCGGGCGCTGATTGAGTGATTGAGCGCAGTGCTGGCAACGTGTGCTTGCTCGGTCAGCCCCTCAGTTGAACTGATCAAGTCCTGCAGCTGCTGGGTCTGTGCGCCTGAGCACGCCAACTGCGCTTCTAGCTGGCCTTGCTGGTGGCCCGCATCCTCCACGTAATCCAGCAGCCAACGCAGCCCCAGAGCAGCGGCAATCAGCAGCGCGCCGGCTACCAGGTAACGGCTCACAGCCGATACCTCTCAGCGCAAACACCCGGCCCCCAGCCCGCCGCCACATAGAGCGGCTCCCAGCGCTCAAGGATGTTGCGGGGGTAGTGGCGGTTCTCGCGGAAGTTGGCAGCCGAGCGGCCTGCGTTGTACCGCTCGACAGAATTGAACCAGGTCAGCGGGTCGGCCCCGGAAGCCGACGCCAACCGGCGGTCGCGGTTGATCCACCCGAGGCCGCCGTTGTAGGCAGCCAGAGCAAATGCCCACTGCTCACAGGGGCTTGCGGCCTGGATGCGTTCAAGGTGCCACTGGTTGTAAGCCACCATGGCGCGGAGGCTCCAACCGGGGTTAAACGGCTGGGCCGGGCCAACCTCGCGCGGATACAGCTCAGCCATCCAGGTGGCGGTTGCGGGCATAAACTGCGCCAGCCCCTGGGCGCCAGCATGGCTGGTTACATGAGGTCGCCAGCCACTCTCCTGGTGGATCTGCGCCGCCAGCGTGGCCACCGGCGCGCCAAGGCCAAAGCCATGCTGAGCAACACGCACCAGGTCGCGGCGGTACTGCTCAGCAGCGCGGGGCACGTCGGCAGCAGCGGGCTGACAGTTAGCCAGGGCAAAGATGATCACCCACACCAGCACTGCAAGCAGGCTGAACAAGCGGCAGTTGCTGCGGCGGTCGATACGGTCGCGGGCCTGCATGGCTACAGCCCCAGCGTCAGGCCGAGCACGCAGGCCAGCACAATCAGGGCTCGGCGCAGGCAGGCGGCGGCAAAGGCAGCTGTGTAGCGGTATGCCTCGGCGTCGTCAGTCCAGCCACCGCCGGGTGCGTTGCGATTCTGCAAGCACGAGTGCGGGCGGGCATAGGGGAACAGCGCGCGGTCCAGCCAGTAGGCCAGCACCACACCCAGAGTCACCAAGGCGACTTTGTAGGCGATCACCGGCATCTGCTCCGGCGCGGCAAGCGCCAGTGCAACCAGCAGGAACACAGAAACCAGAATCCAGAGGGTCAGCCGGGGAAAGCGCGATCCGGCGTTACACGCGGGGGAACCATACATGGGTAACACTCCTCAACCTGCACAGTGGCGTTATTGCCAGGGACAGGTCGAGGGTGTCAGGTCGAGCGGTTAGAGTCTTTTGAACAGGGGCAAAACAACAAAGGCTAGACCGCACCGGAGATAAAGGTCTGCA